GTGAGGTTTTACGTGATCTGTAAGTACAGTAAATAAACTTTGCTTGTACATTACTTAGATCTACCTTCTGCAAAACCCTGAAAAGATTTTTGTTTGCTATCACCTGATTTATCTTCAAGCATACTTTTTTCTTCTTCAATGCGGTTAAGTATTTCAAACGCATCGAATATAGCTAACTTTTTTGTTGCAGCCGCGTTCTTTAAACGATCAGCCGAGATGTCATCATCTGAATCTACAATAGGTTCTTTAGCTACCTTGATTAATTCCTCAACTGCTTTTTGCCCAGCTTGGATTATATTCAACTTGGTTTTCTTGGTGCTCATACTTAATTACAATATCATTTGATTTCATACAATAAAGCCGCTGGTCATTTACAATAAACTCAAACTCACTGTTAGGTGTAAAGCCTATAGTATCTCCCTCGTTTATTCCTTTAGCTTCTAAGGACTTATTACCGTATTTCAATACACCAATAAGCTTTTGCTCTTTATCGAGCTCTAGATCGTTATTATTTTCAAGTGGCATAGCGAAGCATCTATCAGCAAACGCGTACCATTTGTATATTTTTTTATATAAATATATTTGATCTATTTGACAAAAGTAAAGATCGTTTTTAAAAAACTTACTACTGTTAACCTCTTTACCTTTCATATTATAATACCTTCTAAAGATATTATGATGAACTATAATTTCATCGCCTTCTTCTATAGGCGTATCAAAAGCAAGTGGCGTTGAAACTACAATAGCTTTGTTGTTTACAAACTTATGTTTTTCAATACTAGTATTTAGTAAAAGCTCTTTGCCATCTACATCTATAGAATTATCATAAACCTTACCAACTGGCTTTATGATAAAATCATATACACTTTTCATTAATATTCTAAATCATACTCAACAGATACTGCCATGTGAGAATTAAATTTCTTCCACGGCAATACCTCGTTGTTTTTCTTTATATGAATATTATAAGAACTATCTTGATCATCAAATAAAATATATGCAATCTCGTG